CACAAATTACGAATACGTACTATGCTCTGTGTGTAATGGAATCGAAAATAGTTATGTACTAAAGGAAGTCTACTCTCAGTTTGATGGATTTTTCGTAGTAGACCAAAACAATTCTTATGGAACATTCTTCAATCTGGATGGCGGAGATACACAGCGTAATGCTGCAGGTGAGGCAACTGTGCTTTTGAATAATAAGTACGCAAAGGTTATCAAAAATAATATTTCCAATTATGATACTGGCACTGCTTCTGGCGTATTCCTAAAGATGTATCATAACGGTGAAAACTCCTGTAATATTGACATCGACGATAGCTACGAGATTCGTATGGATGTCATGGACTTCCTGATGAATGGAAAACCGAAGATTCTGAAATGGAATGATGGGCGAATTTGGCTTATCGCAGTCACCGGCTCTCCTACCGATTCTCAAGAGCAGGAAGGCACAAATCTGTGAAAGATAAGCTTTCAGTTTGCAGAAATCGGCAATTGGAACGACCCGAAAACATTGTATCTGAACGGACTGAACGACGTCCCTCCTGAATGGTGGTGATGGCATGAAGTATACAGTTACCGAAGAAGACAAGACGCTGTTCAGTCAGGGAACGCTTGAGTACAAATATCGTCTCAGTGTCATGAATAAGTCTGGCGCTATCATCGATGTTTTGTATTGCATTTTACAGGTTGGAACCTATGGAATTAACGGAGAATCAAACATTCGCCGCACATTGGACGCAACAATTGATTTCGATGAGTTCGCAATTGACATAGAGGACAAGATTGAGGGCTGGTATGGATTGGATTTCAAGTTTGAGATCGGAATTTACAGCATACGAAACAACGATTTCATTTGGTATCCGGCTGGCACTTATGTCATTACAGCGGCAAATACAACTTATAATTCCGCCACAAATACGCTTACAATATCACTTTCTGACCATTTTGCGCAGTTAGACGGCACTCGAAACGGTCAGGTTGGCGGTGCTCCACTGATAAAAATCCCTGTAGACAATGATAGCGGCAAAAAGACGATTTTGCGCGAAGCATTATCCACAGTTCTTCGTCAACAGGGCGGCGTTGAGAACATGATTATCGATGACATTGGCGAATTTTATGGTATGGAGAGTAACAACGCTGATTACGAAGAGTATCGCAAGAATAATCCCGAATGGAACGTGTTGCCATATGACCTTGAATTTGACGCAGGCTGCACAGTTGGAGATCAAGTAGACGAGATCACCGGTTTATATCCGAACATTCAGAAGTATTTCGATGTGTATGATATCTTCTGCTGTAACATGATTCCATCGTGCGAAAACGATCCTGTTGCTCTCTCAGACGACTTTCTTCAGGAAATTGTGTTGTCAGATAACGCAGAAAGCGTCACATATGATATCGAAAATATCAAGAATGTAACAGAAGTTTTTGGGACAACTTACGAAGTAGATCGTATGGCAGAGGCTGAACAATGCACTTCGAACGGCGATATCTACTCTCTCACTTTGGACGAGTACGATAAATATACAATCGGAGAATACATTGCTTTTATTGCTAATGTGAACAACGTTGACAATATGAAGCTACGGATAAATTCTCTCGATCCGGTTCCTATTTATTTCGAAAACACAGAACGTGGTGTGACTGCAAACACGATGCTCGCCACTCAAACTTACGTGCTGCAACTAAAAAAAGTGGACGACGCATGGAGATTTTATTGGCTCGGACAATACCAGCCGCATGCAATTTGTGTTCTCACGGATACCGACAGCGATCCCGTTTATACGAAGCAATACTTCTGCGACAGATACAATTGCAAGAACGTTGTGCTAAGAATCGAGCCGGACTCTCCATTTACAATTCAGAAAATAGGAATTGTACTGGATGTTAAAACCGGCGATCGGTACGATGATATAAAATCTGATACCGTAGCTATCGAAAATGCAATCTATGAGAATATCAAGACTTCAAGCTGGAACGATGTAGTCACGCTCACAACAATGTGTGTTCCGTGGCTGGATGTATACGAAAAAGTTTCTTGGAAAAAAGCAAATTCTGACGATTTGAATGAATACGTCATTCAAAGTATTTCTCATAGTCTGAGCAGCACAGTTCCCACAACGACGATCACAATGTACAGATTTCATCCATTGTACTATGATTATGAAATTCCATATTGAAAGGCGGTGGATTTATGGCTTACCAGTTATCACACTATAAAGACATCGACGATTCGGTGGCATCCATCATCTATCAATACTATCAGTTTTTGAATGCCAATGACTATAAAAATGCCGCGCTGGTCTTGAAAGAAAACGCGGAAGCATTAAAACCGTATCGAATCGATGCGAACAGTCTAAATAAAATTGAACAGGGGATTATGGATCTTTGGCAGATTGCATCGTCCTCTCAAACGGTAGTTATTACCGAGGATCAGACAGAGCCGATCGGGAATTATCCTCTTATGACCGAATGGTACGCAGAATTTTAGGAGGTGTTTCATGGACAGTTCTGATTTTATTTTTAAACCGCATAACACACCGCGTCTCCGGGATAAGAATATCCGAGATCGACATGCAAGACTTTTAGCAGGCGGTGATTATGAAGGGGCTACTGCCCTATTAAAAAATAACCCAGATTCAGAGGCGCTTACTGCGTCTCTTTTTAATACATTCGAGGAAAAAATCGTCTTTCTTGAATCTGCTTTTGACGGGAAAGAGCCAATTTTTACAACAGAAGTATCGGATACAGAGCCGACTTCTGGTTCTATGGATGGAAAATATTTCTGGGAACAAACCTATTAATATTTGAAAGGAGTTTACTTATGAGTATTTTAAGCGGTTACAAAAAGTTTAAGAAGTATATTAAGACATCTTCTGGATTCCAGCTGCAGAGCTTATGGTCTAATGCTAATACTGTGGAAGCAGATGATGGGAAAAACATGGAGACAAAGGTTGGCGCAATTAACGGAATTACGAGTTCTACTACGGCAAACAGTACAGATATTGCCGCAAGCGCGAATCTTGTAAATACGAGATGTAATGAACTAAGTAATAATTTGGGCGGTCTGTCTTTTGGTCAGGACGCTGATGGCAACTGGGGATACAAGATCGGAGGTGCAGATACAGTAGTCCCTTTTAAGGGTGAGCCGGACTTCGATTACGAACACAACATATCAATTCCGTATATTGTTGTGGCTGGCAATCCAAATGTTCTTCACTACTATACCATGACAGAAAAGGACGCTGAATATTCCTACTTGGCATTATTCGCAGTTACTGCGGGCAGCGTTGTTTCCATAGAATTAAGCGGTGCTAGTGGGCCATCGTTCGTGTGTAACAAACCAGGCGGATCTTATTCTTTTGCCATTATTAAAGATCCGATTTTAAACGGGAAAGTTAATTTTAGACACGGAGGAACAGGAGACGGACATGTTTTTAAACTTATGATTAAGTAATATTAGCGATACCACACTCGCACAATCTCAGATCCGAACGCATGTCCGCTATTCTTTGAAGTGCTAAAAGTGATTGTTACGGATTCTGTTGTGTATGTCACATTAAGAGCGTTCCAACCTTCCCATCCACGAGACACGAGACCGGCGCAAACAATCTCGCCAGCATCAGGAATATCAGCCAATAAAATATTCTTGGTGGTAGTTCCAGATGCAATCGTGAAATCGATTGATTTAAGAAAAGAAGACGGTGCTGGTCTTGTAAAATCGACGGCATAATATATACGCACATTCAGACTATGCAATCCATTAACTGACGTCATTACAAGTTCTGAATCGCTGTGTTTCACATAAGAAACACCGATTCCGGCGTTTAACTGTTCCGTGCCGCCATTATATACTTCGATGAAAAAATCTTTTCCGTGAATCATGGAGCCAAAATTAGGTATTTCAGAAACTTTGGTAAAATGATAACCGTGATGCCACTGTCCGAATTCGTCTGCCGTCCATGCCACGCCACCGCAATCCAGAGCGGCAAACTCTTGATCACCCAATTTTTTTCGCACTGAATCAGCACCTACTACATAAAAAGCGTTTCCGTTCTGTTCAAATGAGCAACCGCCAAGTTTGTTATTCGTTGTCTCTAAATTATTACTTAGTTGGCTAAGTAATTTTTCTTTATCTTCGTCTTTTCGATAACTTATCCGAATATCGACATGTCTATATTTCGTGTATTTCCAAAAAGTTCCAATTGTATTTAGAGAATAAATCCTTATCAGAAAACTGGGAGGGTTTATAAAATGGAACAGGAAATTATTGACGGCGTGTTATTGGACATGATGTCTGAAATAGACAGTGAAGCACTTAGCGCTTTAAAGCAGACACTTCGAGCGCATTTGAGTAAGTACGAAATTAAGGAGCGAGAAACATCTCTGGTTTGTTTGGATAACAACGGATTTAACTGGTTGCAGAAATTCGGCATGTACCTTACAAGTGCTGGAAGATCTCCGAGAACGATCGAGCAATATGACGGACACATTCGAAGGTTTCTATCTTATCTGTGCAAAAACGTTGAGGATATTACGGACAACGATATAGTAGATTACATTGACAAATATAGGCGAGTGCGCAAAGTTTCAAATGGATATCTTAACGATATCCGTCTTGCGTTCAGAAGCTTTTTCAAATTTCTGGTAAACCGAAAGGTTATTCCGTCTAATCCGGCGGATGCGATGGACTCGATCAAGGAAAAGAAAAAGGTGAAAAAGCCATTCACTCCCTCTGAAATGGTAAAAATTCGGGAATCTGCGACTGAAATGGGTCTGCGTGAAAAAGCTATGGTTGAGTTCTTGTATAGCACCGGCATAAGAGTTTCGGAACTGGCGGCATTAAACAAAGAGGATATTAGCTGGGAAGACAACGAAGTAATTGTTCTTGGCAAAGGAAACAAAGAGCGCTATGTATATCTAAATGCAAGCTCCACAATTTATCTGCGAGAATATTTGGAAAGCAGAACAGACAATGAAGATGCTTTGTTTGTAAGTAAACGAGTGCCTTTTCAAAGGCTTAAAAAGGCCGGAATCGAGGATGTGTGCCGCAAAATTGGCAAGAATTCTGGCGTAGAAAATGTGCATCCACACAGATTTCGTAGAACTGTTGCTACGGAACTATTAAATATGGGTATGCCAATCGAACAGGTACAGGATGTTCTTGGGCATACAAAAATTGAAACAACTAGAATTTACTGCTCCGTAAACCGCGAGCAGGTAAAACAAAATCATAAAAGATTCATGTCCGCCTGAAATATGGCGGACTTATTTAATTTAAGGAGGATTTTTATGGAATTTATCAGATTTAAAAACGATGACGGAATTTATGCTGTTAATCTTACTGTGGTAAGCGAACATGTTCTGTCTATGGAATTCGAAAAGAAGATTCCCGAAAATTACCTGGCTGGATTTTATCAGCTCAATAAAAATAACAATATCGTAGAAGGCACATACGAAGATTTTAATACTCTTTACCGCGCTTACAAGGACAAACCTCTCACTGTTGAAGTTTCCAACGATGGAACCGTCTATGTAGAGCCGGAACCCGTGAAGCCTATTGTTAAGTTTTACTGTGGAATCGGTGGAGCTTTAAAAGGTGATATTACTCAGAGCGTAAACGATTTTTCTGAGCTGATTGTGCCTACTCCTACTCCTGACGAAAACTATAAGTTTGTAGGATGGACACCTGAGATCCCGAAATCTGGAGAAGTTGATGCAGCAGGTAAAAACTTTACCGCAATATTCGAATATGTTCCTACTTTTGACGAAGTGAAAGCAAGCAAAATTGTCGAACTGTCTTCTGCTTGTCAAGCTGCAATTGAAAACGGCGTTGATATCGAAGTAGACGGTGTTACCGAGCACTTTAGTTATAAATCCAGCGAAGATCAGTCTAATATTAAAGAATTATTTGATACCGTTGCAACTACCGGTCTTGCTGTATTCTATCACTGCGATGGTGGCGATTGTAAGCTATACACGCCGGAACAGATCTTTAATCTTTATGGTAGCTGCGCGTTAAATAAAACCTCTCAGGAAACTTACTTTAACCAGCTTAGAGGTTATATTGGCACTTTGGAAACCAAAGAAGAAGTTACAAAAATTTCCTTCGGTGTAACCAAACTGACCGGAAAATATCTGGAAACATATAACGCTGCTATGGCACAGGCTAAGAAGATTTTCGATGCCGTTGTTGCAAAGACTATTTCCGCAAATTCAACAGAAGGTGAATAATTATGAAGCGCAAAAAGAAAAGGCGTGATATCATGACTTTCTCGAAAAAGTGGGTATCGCGCCTTATGTGCGCATCTATCGTCTGGATCAGTTTGAGTTATGTCCTTGCTTTTATGGGAATGACTGATATCGCGGAAAGTCTGTCTTCTACTGTTGTTACCGGCGTTATCTTCGTAATGCTTCCATATTTTGCTAAGTCACTGTTCGAAACAAAATGGGAAAAGGATCTTGAATTCAAAAAAGAACAGTTTAATTCAAACATAAACAAAGGAGATGCGATAGATAATCCAGACGATTCTTCTGCGGTTGGATAAAGGGGGTGTGTTTATGACTAAAAATGAAGCAATCCAAAAGGTTTTGACCATTGCAGAAAATGAGGTCGGATACCTCGAAAAGAAAAACGGAAACAATTTAGATCACAAGACTACAAATGCCGGATCTGCGAATTACACAAAATACGGATATGAGATGCATAATCTTTATCCGAAAGTGATGGATTATCCGGCTGCGTGGTGCTGTGCTTTCGTTTCGTGGATTTTGTACAAGGCGTTCGGAATGGACAAGGCGAAACAGCTCATGTGTGGCGACATCGACGACTACACCGTTGCTGCCGCTGCCAGATACAAAAACAAGAAGCGTTATTTCAAAACGCCTGAAATTGGCGATCAAATTTTCTTCAAAAATGCTCTTCGAATTTGTCACACGGGTATTGTTTATAAAGTCGATTCCACAAAAGTGTATACTATTGAGGGGAATACGAGTTCCGGCGCTGCCGTTATTGAGAATGGCGGAGGTGTATTCAAAAAGAGTTATCTTCTCTCCAACGCTAGAATTGATGGGTATGGACGTCCCGATTGGAGCTGTGTCTCATCGGAAGCGAATACTGGGAATCCTTCGTCTGCATCCGGATCTTCCATGAAGGTTCTTGAAACTATTTTAGATGTTTCTAAATACAATACGGTTGATTTCGCAAAGGCTGCCGGAGGTTATCCCGGCGTGATGATTAGAGTTGGATATCGTTCTTATGCAAAGGGCGAATTGACACTTGATCCGAAATTTGTAGATCATGCGAAAAATGCGCTTGCTGCCGGAATGAAAATCGGAGTCTATTTTTACGATCAATCGCTAAACGAATCTGAAGCTATTCAGCAGGCCGACTTCGTTATTGGTTTAATCAAGGCGTTGCCGATCTCCTATCCGGTTTTTATCGATTCGGAATACTCCAATGCGAATCATAATGGACGCGCAGATAGTCTATCGAAAGATGTTCGCACGAAGAATATAATCGCTTTTTGCGAGCGTATTAAGTCTTGCGGTTATCAGGCAGGAGTTTACGCTTCGGACAGTTGGTTTAAATCTATGGTGGATTTTGGCAAATTAAAGGAGTATGAGATTTGGTGCGCAAGATACAGTGATTCTGCACCGACGATTCCCAAATACGACATTTGGCAATGTGGTTCACAAATTGTTCCTGGTTCATCTTCTGCCGTGGATATAAATAAGGTTTATAAGAAATATTCTGATAACACAAAAACACCATCGTCACCCGAAGACAATTCTTATTGTTATTGCCGCGTCAATGTAAAAACGAGTTTAAATGTCAGGAATAAACCCTCGCTGAGCGGAAAAGTCGTTGGACACTTAACCGGTGATCTCGCGATTAACGTCACAACACTTGATAATGGATGGTGTAAAATTTCTTCGGATGAGCAATGGTGCTCTTATAAATACATTGTACCAACAAAGGGGACAGTTGTAAACTGTAATTTGTTAAATTTTAGATCGGAATCCAATACATCTTCTAAAATTTTAAAGACGCTGAAATGCGGTGAAAAACTGAATATTCTTTCTAAAACGGGAAACTGGTATTACGCGGAAAAAGATGGTGTCGCAGGGTACGTTTCTTGTTCTTATATTACTACAACGTAAAAAAGGGGGCTGAAATGAGTGAGATAGCTGAATTATTTACAGTCAATTGGACGACGTGGTTTATTACGGGATTCGCAATTCTTTTCGCACTCGAAAAGGGTATTGATTTGGTTGGTGGATTAGCTGCCAAACTAGGATTTGAATTCAAATTTATGAGAAAAAAACGCGAAGAGCATGACTTGCTGCTAAAAACATCTAAATCTCTTACGGATTTTCAGGACAAACATACTCAAGACATTAATAAGCTGATGCAGAACGATATTGAGATTAGAAAAGATTTCCAAGATTTGACCAACGAGATGCGAAAAACTAATGAGCAAACCCAATTAAGCATTCAAGAGTTCGCAAGTAACCGAGTTAGTGATCGTGAAAAATCAAGAGAGATTCAGACAAACTTGAGCAATTCTATTGCTACGTTAAGCCAGAAATTGACGGATGAGGATTCGCAGGTTCAAGCCTTAGTTTTATCTCAGAAGGAACAGCTTGCAGATCGCATCAATGCAAAATATAAACACTATATTTCCATTGGCGGCATTCCAGAGGACGAAGTGGATGAGTTTACTAATCTTCATTTCGCATATAATGGACTTCGTGGCAATCATATGGGCGATGCCAAGTATAATTATTGTATGGAACATCTTCCAGTTATCCCCGTAGAAACAAAGTTGATTATGTGATGGAGGATTTATGAAACCTATTTTGCATATTATTCGGGATTTTCTGCTTGGATGTAGCTGTGGGTTGATTTATTTTGTGGTAGAAATTTGTTATCGCGGATATTCGCACTGGAGCATGTTCGTGCTGGCGATGTTTTGCGGCGTATTTTGTATTGACCACATCAACAATTACATGTCTTTTGACCTCGACTTTCGTGTACAGGTAATGATATCCACAGGGTTATGCACATTATCAGAAGGATTGTGTGGATTGTATGTGAATATCTACAAAGGGTGGAATGTTTGGGATTATTCCAATCTTCCACTCACGTTCTTTTTTGGGCAATGCAACGTGTTTTTCGTTTTTGCATGGATTGCATTGTGTATCATTGGCATTTTTTATTGCGATGCCATGAATTATTATGCTTTTAAAATTGATCCTTGTCCCTATTACAAGGTTGGCGGCAAGGTGTTTTTAAAGTTTCCAGAACGGAAACAGAAGGGAGTCTGAATGGATTTCTTGATTCAAAATTGGTATTTAATCGTTGCCGTTATTGCTGTTTTGGCGGCAATTGGATTCTCGATTTACAAGTTCGCAGGTTTGCCAACTGCCGAACAGAAAGAAAAAATAATGGCATGGCTGCTTTATGCGGTTACAAAAGCAGAGGCAGAGTTTGGTTCAGGAACCGGTCAAGCTAAACTGCACTATGTCTACAACATGTTTATTGATAAATTCCCAGTTGCTGCGAAATGTATAACTTTTGAAGCATTCTCTACTATGGTAGATCAGGCGCTAGAAGAAATGCGTAAGATGCTTCAGGACAACAAGAAGATTGCAACCCTTGTAGATGAGCAGAAACTTTAATTTTTTTTAGGCATTTTGCCAATTAGATAAGTAATAATTTGGGCGCTGTCCC